TAAAGAGATAGAAGCCATTACAAGCCGTTGGCAAGCCGATTCAATGTCAGATTCCTGGCTTTCAAAAAATGTGCGCCCTTTGGTTTTAATTTGGTGTATATGTATTTTTTCATTGGCAGGGATATTGGATTCAGTAGATTCTATTCCTTTTAATATAGGCACAACTTGGAATGATACTTTTGAAAAGGTTATGATGGCCGTTGTATTGGCTTATTTTGGTGGGCGTACTACGGAAAAGGCAACATCTTTATTTAAGAAATAATGGCGCGTAAACAAGCTAATATAGTACAATATAAAAAGGTTCGCAGAAAACGCAAAGGCGTTCATTCTAAAAGTAAAACTTCGCATTGTAAAAACTCTAAAAATTACAAAAAAAAATATAGAGGTCAAGGCCGATAAATAACAAATTAAACTATTTTTATTTTTGTATTTTTGTAAATATTAAATAAAAAAATTAGTTTATGGCTTCCAATTTATATTATTCAAGTGATTTTCAAAAATTATCTTTCGGTGACAAAGGTTTAAGAATCTTGGCTGCAAGTGCAACTTCAACGGCAGGTGAAAACTTTTGCGCCATACAAGCAATTGAGGCATCCACAATTAGTTGTGATATTGACACTACTGGCGGTGATACTTCAATCACTTCATTAGCATTAAGCGCAGGATCAATTATTTATGGTAATTTTGATGACGTTTCTGTTGCAAGTGGAAAAGTTGTTTGTTATTTAAGATAATTCAGCATGATTGGATTAGGTTTAAATATAACATCAGGCATTGCGCCAAATGAGATTAGCCAATTGTTAAGTCAATTGCAAAGTCGATCAACGTATTTTGAAAACGTAAAAGGCACAACTGAAACACTAACTGCTCTTGAAGGATGTTCAAGTTGCTCAAATTGTTAATATGGCAAATTCATTATTAGAAAAAGCTTCAATAATTACAACACCTACTGCATACGATAATGGCTCTTTACATAGTGTTAAGCCTGTTAAAACTTTTGGTAGTGAATTGGTTACTAATGGTGATGGAAGTTCTACAACAGGTTGGGATTTATCTTATTCTCGCACAACACTTTCTATTAATAATAATAAGTTACGTGCAACAGCAACTGAAGCTGGTGCTTATGGACTTTCACAAGATTTAAGTTTAAATACATCTAAAAAATACATCATAACAGCAAATATTAATGTAGATAACGCAAGTGGAGGAACAGCTAATTTAAGAATTGCTACAAATGTACAACTTTCTACAGGTGCTACAACTTTATCCACTGCAACAGGAACAACAACAACCACTTTTACTCCAACTGCTTCTACTATGTATATAGGTATTGTAGATACTGCAGATAGTTCAAGTAATTATGTAGAAATAATTAGCATATCAGTAAAAGAAGTAACAGAAGCAGACTTTGACTTTACAAGAGGCTCAAGTGCTACACGAGTAAACGAAAAAGGACTTATAGAAGATGTACAGATATTAAGTGGGAATTTAGTACAAAACGGAGATTTCTCTGAAGAAGGCTCGGAGTTGGTTACTAATGGCTCTTTTGATAATAATAGTGATTGGAGTAATTTTGGCACACCTACAACATCAGAACAATCTACAGACAAAGCGTATCTTGGTAGTTATAGTTGGTATGTTGTAGCAACTGCTTTTAGACAAGGTATTTTTTCGCCAAATAACTTTAGTTTAGTTAATGGTAAAACATATAAAGCTTCACTATGGATATACGCAGTAGATGGTGCTGAAATTCTATCTGGAGTAACAAATTCAGATGCAACAGTTTTTACATCAAGAGCAGTAACGCAAGGACAATGGACTAATGTTGTATATTATTTTACTGCAAATGCAAGTTCTGCATCTTACATAAGTATTTTATCATCTTCTTCTACATTAGAATTTTATGTAGACAACGTATCAGTCAAAGAGGTCGGGCAGAATTGGGAGTTTGGTACTGATTGGAGTATGGGAGATGGTGTAGCTTTACACACAGGCTCAACAGGCAATTTAATTACAAACGCATCTTTAACAATTAACAAATTATATAAAGTACAATTTGAGATAGTATCAATTGCAGACGGAGTTTGTAATATATACGATACAGGTTCTGCAACTACATACGCTTCATTTACTACAATAGGTTTAAAATCTGTTTACATTACAAAAGATAGTTCAAATTCATTAGCTATAAGGTCTAATTCATCAAATGTTACAATAGACAACATATCAGTAATAGAAATAACAGACGATACAGATTTACCAAGAATAAACTATACTAACTTTGATTATGAAGATGTTTTAGGAGATGAGTTAGTAACGAATGGATCGTTTAGTGAAGATAGTAATTGGACTAAAGATAATGCGTGGTCAATAAATAATGGTAAAGCAAATTGTGATGGAACTCAAAGTGGTAATGCTAATATTTATCAACCAATATCTTTTGTAGTTGGTAAGGTTTATAAAGTTACTTATGAATTATCTAATGTTTCTTCTGGCTCTGCTAAAATTGTTTTTGGGGATACTGGTGGAACTTTAAAGTCTACTAATGGTATATTTACAGAATATTATACTTTTGTTTCTGGAAGCAATTTTTACATACAAGGTAATTCAAGTTTTATAGGCTCAATAGACAATGTATCAGTTAAAGAATTTACAGAAAATGTAGTAGTACCTTATAGTGGTACTGGTAGTCTGAAACTTGAGCCACAGAGGACAAACAGTTTCCTTTATAGCGAAGATTTTGCTAATTCTGATTGGACTAAAACTGCTTCAACCATAACAAGTAACAATATAATTTCTCCAGATGGAACATTGAATGCTTCTAAATTAACTGAAGATACATCAAATTCAACGCATAGAATTTCAGATACGATTATTGTTTCTGGAACTGGTGTTGCTTATACTCAATCAGTATTTGCAAAAAGTGGAGGTAATGGAAGATATTTAAGAATGTTTAGAGGTAGTGGAACTTATAATAATGCAGTTTTTGATTTAGAAAACGGAACTGTTGTTGCTCAAGGAGGAAGCAGAATTATTGACACAAAAATAGAAACATACCCTAATGGTTGGTATAGATGTATATCTACTTATACCACTCAATTTGGTAATATAGCCACATACTACGGATTGCAAAATGGCAATACAGATAGTTATCAAGGAGATGGAGAAAGTGGTGTTTATTTATGGGGAGCAATGCTTGAAGAAAGCTCATTTGCAACAAGCTATATCACAACCAACGGAAGCACAGTTACAAGATTAGCTGATGTATGCAACAATGCTGGTAGTAGTGATTTAATAAATTCAACAGAGGGTGTGCTTTATGCAGAGGTGTCTAAAAATACTACAACTATTGATGGTGGTATTGCTATAAGTGATGGCAGCACAGATAATAGAATTCTACTTTACTTTGATACATCTGGTAACATAAGAGCATATGTCTATGCAAGTGGAGAACAAGCAAGAATAAACACAAGTGGTTTAAATTATACATTAATGAATAAAATTGCTATAAAATATTCTGCTACATCCACTAAATTTTTTGTGAATGGTAATCAAGTTGGTAGCACAGACACAAGTAGTAATATGCCTTCTGGATTGTCTGAATTAGCTTTTGATAATGGAGGTGGTGGCTCTGATTTCTACGGAAACGTTAAAACAGTAGCAGTATTTAAAGAAGCATTAGACAATGATTCGCTAGAATGTTTAACTGGCGAAGGGTACGCATCATTTGATGCTTTAGCACAAGCGAATAATTACACAATAATATAATATGGCAGTAAAATTAGGAAATGGCAATTGGGCAGTAAAAGAAGATAAGCTATTAGCATATAACGATAATAGTGGTAGATTCTTTAATAAAGAGTTTGATTTCTCAAGAGGGTCAAGTGCTACTTATGTCGCTAAAGATGGTTTAATTAAGACTGCTGGACTACAAGCAACAAATCTTGTAAACAACGGAGATTTTAGTGAACTTGGGTCAGAGTTGATTACTAACGGAAACTTTGATACAGATAGTGATTGGTCTTTGGGAGTTGGTTGGAGTATTAGCAATGGTAAATTAAGAGGAGACAATGCTAGTGGATATGCAATTCAATCTAGTGTTTTTGCTGCTGGAGTATCAAATATTTATAAAATTAATTTAACTGTATCTGATTATGTTAGTGGATATTTTACAATTCTTACAGGAGGAGGTACTTCACAAAGTCAGCAGTTTAATGCTAATGGTAATTACACTATTTATTTAAACACTAATAATCCATCTAATACTAATTTTCATTTTACATATTTTGGTGCATTTACAGGCTCAATAGACAACATATCTGTTAAACAAGTAGACCCAAACGATTATTGGACTTTAGGAACTGGATGGAGTATTGGAGATAATAAAGCTATATTTAGTGGAGGTTCAGATGCAGCAATACAACAACTAAATGTTGTAGAAAATGGTAAAACATATAAATTTAAAATAGATGTAAACGATAGAACTTCTGGTAATTTGCAAATAAGATTTGGTAACACTGGCATTGTTGATGCTACAATAAGTTCTAACGGAAGTTATGTTTACAATTTTACTTCAGATGGAACTACTTTATATTTAAGAGGTATTAGTGGATTTAACGGCTCTATAACAAACATATCAGTACAAGAAATACAAACAGACACACCAAGAATAGACTTTACTGATTCAGTTAAAGGTGCATTACTTTTAGAGCCGCAGAGTACTAACCTTATAACATATTCTGAAGATTTTACTCAATGGGTTAAAGAAGCAACAGTTACTTTAACCTCTAATTATGGAACATCCCCAGATGGCACTCAAAATTCTACAAGAGTTCAAATGGATGTTAACGATAGTGTTTATATTAGTGCAACAAGTGGCAATAATTTTAGCATATATGTTAAAGGTGTGCAAGGTGAAACTATAAGAGTTGCTAATGGGGGGGGGTTAACACATACTCTAACAGGTGAATGGGATAGAATAAGTCTTTATGATACAGGTAATTCATCGTCTTTAATTTCAATAAATACTTATAGTGGTGCTACTGCAAGAGATATAGAAATTTGGGGAGCACAATTAGAAGCACTATCATACGCCACTTCGTATATTGTTTCAAATAGCGGAAGTACTACCACTCGTTTAGCAGACGTATGTAATAACTCTGGGTCAGCACAAGACTTTAATTCAGAAGAGGGTGTATTGTATGCAGAGATATCAACGTTAGCAGATGAAAATAGTAATAGATATTTTTCTATAAACGATGGAAGTACTAGTAATAGAATTAGGTTTGGTTATACAACACAATCAAATAGTATTAGGTTATTAGTTATTGCATCTTCATCAGCTCAAGTAGATATCACCGAACAATTATCTAACACATCTATGTTTAACAAAATAGCTATTAAATACAAACAAAATGACTTTGCTTTGTGGGTAAATGGTGTTGAAATAGCAACAGATACAAGTGCAAATACACCAAGTGGTTTATCGCAATTAGATTTTGACAATTCGGCTGGTGGAGATATTTTCTACGGAAAAGTAAGAGAAGTACAAGTATTTACAGAAGCTAAATCTGATGCTTTTCTTCAGGCGCTAACAACAATATAATTATGAGAATAATCTTCTTCTTAATAGCGTTTAATTGTCATGCGCAATTGCTTACTGAAGAAGATAAACAACAACATTTTATGGCCGGAACAGTCTTTTCAGCGCCAACTTATAGTGAAGTTTATTTAAAAACTGGTGACATTGGCAAAGCCTTTGGATATGGTTTATTAGCGTCAACTTTAGTAGGTACTGGCAAAGAACTAACGGATGATACATTTGATAAAAGGGACTTGATCGCGACAATGCTCGGCGCTATTGCTATAAATATTATTTTAACTACAATTGTAATATTAAACAAAAAGCATAAAAAAACACCTTTAAAAATACAACGATAATTTTTGTATTTTTGTGAAAACATTCTTTTATGTCAACACTTAATGATGCTAAATTAACGTTAATTCCTAGCGGTTATAAATCAACAAAAGTTTATTCAGTTAAACCAACTAATGGTGACGGCGATTTCACTTTTGCTAGAACTGGTGAGGCAACGCGCGTTAATCAAGGTGGTAATATTGAAACAGTTGCAACTAACGTTCCAAGGATCGATCATTTTGGTGGGGGTTGCCCTTCACTATTATTAGAAGATGCAAGCACAAATCAATTAACTAGATCAAGTGACTTTGACAATTGGAGTAAAGTCAATATTACTGTTGCATCGGATTCTTTAATTTCACCTAGTGGCGAACTAGATGCCGATACATTAACAAGAAATTCAACATCAGCTTCATATTTAAGTAAATCATTTGCTAAAACTTCAGCAAGTCAATTAGATATGACGATGTCTGTTTTTGTAAAAGAAAACGTTGGTGATTATTTTGCTATGAGGGCGCAGGGATTTTATCCTGCAAGGGCAGATATTATTTTTCAATTTAGTACAAAGACATTCACAACATCTGTTTCAGGTAGTAATTTTTCTTTAGATAGTACAAAATATGAAGATTATGGAAATGGTTGGTATAGATTATCAGCTAAATTTAATACTGATTCTTTTACTACTATGGCTTGTTTATTTTCGCCAAGAAGTTCAAGCGGTCAAGTTGATGCTACTGATTCCGCTAGTGATTCAAGCGTTTATTTATGGGGTGCGCAATGTGAATATGATGATTTAAGTTCGTTTATTCCTACAACAACGGCTGCGGTTACAAGAAACGCTGAAACGTGTTCAGATTCAGGAAATTCAAACGTTTTTAACGATTCAGAGGGTGTACTCTATGCAGAGATAAAACCATTAAGTGATAATTTATTATCCAATCAAAGAAGCATACAACTTGAAGGTTTAAATGGTAGTTCTGATAATGAGATTATAATACAATATTTAAACAATACTTTAAGGTTTTTACTTTATGGCAATAGTGTTTTACAACTTCAAAGACAGGAAACAGTAGCTTTAAATTCTTATACAAAAGTAGCTTTATTATATAAAAATGATGCTTTCAAAGTATATATTAATGGTACTGAAAGATATACTGTAAGCGGAAGTTATACAATGCCAATAGGCTTAAATAAAATAAATTTTTATAGAAGTGGTGTATCTAATTTTTATGGCAAATGCAAAGATTTAAGATATTACGATTCGGCGCTTACGGATCAACAACTAATAGAATTAACAACATAAAATAAAATAAAATGATCGTAAAAAAATATGAATTTCCAAATGAAGCCAAGGCCAATGAATATATATCGGCGCTTGGCGTTGCTACTGATGAAGATGGCAACGAATACCCAACGCATAAAAATGGCGTTGTTAAATTAGGTTTTATAATAACAAAACCTGGTGAATATGATGATGAAGGCAATGAAACACAAGCGCCTGAATTTGCAGATAAATATTCAGTTGATGTTTGTTGGCGTGATACTGTTCGCCCAATTGATCCTGAAACTGAAAAAGAAGGTTCTTTGCCTTATGACGATTGGTCTGATTATGAAATAACTTTAGACAATGAAGGCGTGCATTCATTTTTTGGTTTAAAATATATTGAGGATTAAAGAAATAATTATTTCGTATATTTACAAAAAATTTAATAAACTTTAAAAAATAAAAATATGGCTACTACGGGAGTTTTTAATGGTACTAATTTAATCCTTACAGTTGAAGGCGCAACTGTTGGGCATACAACAAGTTGTTCACTTTCTTTGTCAATGGACACACCGGAAGCAACAACAAAAGATTCAAACGGATTTTCTGAATATATCGGCGGCGTAAAAGGTGGCGAAATATCATTTGAGGGTTTAATTGCTTATGATGACACATCTAACGCAATTGAAATGGCTGATTTCTTATTAGCTAGAACACAATTAACTTGTGTATTTGGAACGGCTGAAACTGGTGATGCAATATATACTGCTGAAGGGTTTTTAAGTTCTGTTGAAATGTCAGCGGAAATGGAAGCTGCCGTTACTTATAGTGGATCAATCACAATAACTGGCGCGATTATAAAATCAACTAACTAAAAAATTAAAAGTTTATTATTTTGGCCGCCGTCAGTTTTTGGCGGTGGCTTTTTTTATTATTAACGACAAACAACAATTAAAATGGCAAACAAACAAAAGGGTTACATCGACATTGTAATCGGTGGCAAAAAACGAACACTTCACTTTTCAATGAATTTTTGGTCGGAATTTACCGAACAATTAGGCGTTTCATTACAAGACATTGGCCAAGCATTTGAAAATGGTATTTCTTTAAAAGGCTTACGCGCATTAATTTATTCAGCAATACTTGCAAATGATCAAGAACAAAACAATAATATTGATTACAATATATTCACAGTTGGTTCATGGTTGGACGATTTAGAAACTGATAAAATTAATGCTATTGTTGAAACAATGATGCAGTCAAAAATATTAGGTAATTCTTTAAATAACCAACCACAAAAACCGGGAAAGCCGAAGCCGTCAAAGAAATAACATTTGAATCATTAACCGATTATTATATTGGTTTAATCGGCATACACCCTGACGATTTTTGGCGGCTTACTTGGCGTGAAAATGCTTTATTAGCTGAACATTATCATAACAATATAAACTTGCAATGGGAACAAGCTAGGTTTATTTCAACAATGATTCACAATTCACAATGTGAAAAACGTTCACAAATGCTAAAGCCTGAACAATTATTTGAATTGCCAGTTGATCTAGAGCGTAAAAATGAACGTGCTAAACCAAAATCAACACGTCAACAAATGGAAGCGTTTAGAGATAAATATGAATCTATGACCAACAAAAAGACGTTCAAATAAAAGCGTCTTTTTTTTTGTATTTTTGTTTAAAATATTCTTTTATGGCTGCATCAAATCTTAAAATTAATATTACTGGCGATTCGTCAAAATTAAATAACACTTTAAGTTCTGCAAGTTCAAAATTAAAAGGTTTCGGCAGTAAAATGAAATCTTTAGGAAGTTCAATGCAAACTAGTTTAGCATTGCCTTTAAGTTTAATTGGTGGTGCAGGAATTAAAATGGCTATGGATTTTGATAAATCAATGACGCAAATTGAATCATTGGTTGGCGTTGCCAAAGACGAAGTTCAAGAGATGGGAGCAGTCGCACGTCAAATGGCTTTATCTACTGGTAAATCAAGCGCAGAAGCTGCTGAAGCGTTGTTCTTTATTACATCTGCCGGTTTAAGAGGTTCTGACGCTTTAAATGTTTTATCGGCATCATTACAATCATCAGCAGTTGGACTTGGCGAAACAAAAACAATTGCTGATTTAGCAACATCAGCAATGAATGCCTATGGCGTTGAAAATTTAAGTGGTGCAGCGGCAACAGATATTTTAGTTGCTTCGGTTCGTGAAGGTAAATTAGAGGCTTCAGAATTAGCCGGTGCAATGGGTGGAGTTATTCCTATAGCTTCAAATATGGGCGTTGGCTTTGAAGAAGTTGGTGCGGCTTTAGCTGCTATGTCTAGAACGGGAACAAATGCGGCGGTTGGTGCTACTCAATTAACTGCAATATTAGCATCCATAAAAAAACCAACAAGTCAAGCAGCAGAAACAATGTTAAGTTTAGGAACTTCACAAGAAGAACTTTCTAGGTCATTAGCTGAAAAGGGATTGATGCCAACATTGTTAGATTTATCAGAAAGATTAAAAACAACTGGAATTGACGTTACTACTATATTTCCAAACATTAGAGCGTTAAAAGGGGTTTTAGATTTAACCGGAAAAGGTGTTAATGATAATGTTAAAATATTTGACGCTTTAAATGATACAATGGGATCAACACAAGAAGCGTTTGACAAAACAAAAAAATCTGCAAGTTTTCAATTTCAGGCTTCGTTAAATTCTGCCAAAGAAACTATGGCTAGTTTAGGCCAACAACTTTTAGTTGCAGTTATACCGGTTGTTCAAAAACTAGTTGGATTTATTAAAAATTTATATACTGCATTTACTAATTTAGCACCTGCAACTCAAAAAATTATTATTGGTGTTGGTTTATTTACGACTGCATTGCCAACTTTAATTGGTTTATTAGGTACTGTTGCAACTGTTATTGGCGCATTATTATCACCAGTTGGATTAGTCGCTGCGGCATTAGCGGGGATTGCATATATAATTTATAAAAATTGGAATGAAATATTACCAGTCATAACTGGTTTATATAATCAATTTGTTGATTTATATAATTCAAGCGATTTATTAAGAGTAGCTATTTTTGGAATTGGCGCAGCTTTTAAAAGCGTTTTTAATGTTGTCGGTGGTATTGTGAATGGGTTTATTATAACATTTAAAACTCTTTGGAAATTAATTAAAGAGTTTTCAGAAAAGGGAATAAAAGGTTCATTTGGTGATATTATAAAAGATGGAGTTCAAGAACAAGCTGAAAATGTTTTAGATTCAGGAAGAAAAATTGGTGAAAATTTTAGTGAAGCCTTCGCTGAAGGTTTAGGATCAAAACTTGAACATAAGACACAAGAACAAATTCAGCAAGGTTTATCAAATGCAGTTGATGGTGTTAAAGATTATGTTGGTAGTTTAGCCGGAAAAGTACAAGGCTTTTTTGATAGTGATATGTTTGCAGGTGGTGGTGCAGGTGATATGCCAATAACTAATATGATCAAAAAAGATACTGCCGGAATACCCGCAGCAATGGAAGAACAAGAAGAAGTTTTATCTGCTGCAAGGATGCAGGCAATGGAAAACGCTAGAATATTTAATGAAGGTCTTTCAGAAGTTGTGACTGGTGGATTAAATGATTTAGCCGTTGGAATTGGTGAAGCTTTAGGTGGTGCAATTGCAGGTGGTGGAAATTTAGCGCAAAGTTTATCACAAGTTATTTTAGGAACAATTGGTAATATGGCCGTTCAAATGGGTAAATTAGCCATTAGTATTGGTGTCGGTGTTAAAGCTATTAAAAAGGCTTTACAAAGTTTAAATCCTGCCGTTGCAATTGCAGCAGGTATTGCTTTAGTTGCTTTGGGATCATTTGCAAAATCTAGGGCTGCTGAAATAGGTGGCGGCGGTGGTGGTGCTACTGCATTTGCCAATGGTGGTATTGTAAGCGGGCCAACAATGGGATTAGTTGGTGAATATCCTGGTGCGCGTCAAAATCCTGAAGTTATAGCGCCATTAAATAAATTGCAAGGAATGATTGGTGGCGGTGGTCAAAATGTAAATGTGACTGGTAACGTTTCTGTAAGCGGTCAAGATTTATTGATTGCCATTGAACGTGCTAATGAAACTGCTGATAGAATTTACTAAAATTAAAATATGTCATACGGCGTTAAATACCAACTTGAATTTTCCGATGTTTTAGGATTTGGGAAAAAAATTGAAATATTAAAAAAAGATTATACTGGCGAAATTTATCCAATGATTGGTGGCGCTAATCCAGTTTCAATATCTTGGCAATCATCAGATGATTTTTATAAACCAATTATAGGTTCTAAATGTCAATTGTCGTTAATGGTTACTGATGACGTTTCTTATGATGACTTTTATAAGTTTGATGAACGTGAATATAAAGTTATTATTTATTATACTAAATCACAAGGTGAAATTTATTCAGATCGTGTTACTACTGATGGTGGCATTGTTGAATCTGTTGAATGCGTAAATGATACACTAAACAATTTTTTATCTTATTCCGAGCAATATAATGAACGCGTTGAAAATGATGGTGGTGTTGTAGATTCATTGTCTTGTGTTTCTGATGCCATAAATGATGGTAATTATTATGAATGGTCTGCATATTGGTCAGGCTTTTTGGTTGTGGATAGGTATCAAGAAAAACTTATTTCAAAACCTTTTGGCGTGACATTTAACGCCTTTGATGGTTTAGGTACATTAAACAATTTTTTCGCGCCAGTTAAAAGAAATTACGATGGTACTGGTGTTGTAAATTATTATAAAGATGCCGAACGTATAGATTTAATTCTTGATAATCTAGGTTTAGATTTAGAAGTTCATTACATGAACGATATTGAATCTGATAAAATTACTGGTGGTAATCCTAACAGATTATTTTTCCCTGAATTTAGGTCTATTGAACCAGGTTTAACTGAACTAATAAAAGGCTACGATATACCGCTTGCAAAAGATCAATTAGCAATATTATTATCAACATACAATATGCGAATATTTCAATCAATGAATAAATGGCACGTTGTAGAGGCAACAAATTTATTCGATAAATATGTAAAAGATGAAATATTTAATCAAGTTGATGGATTAGGAACAGTTCCAACGGGAATAAGAAATAAAATTTCAACACAATTACAAGACACTAAAAAAGAATTTTTAAAATTACATAAATACGATACTAGTGGCGCATTTGTTGAAACAACAGAAGAAAATGTTTTGTTTGAAGTTCCTGCTAAATTAAAGCCAGTTAAAAGTGATTTAGTCGTTGAATATTTACAAGGTATAAATGAAATCACAACGCAATCAAAAAACTTAAACAGAACAAAGGCTTTTTTCAATGCCGGTTTTGAATATGGATCAACTGGTTTTCAATTAAGTGGAACTGATATTGATGGAACAACTTTTCCTTCAACTGTAAATCCAATAATTGGAGTTGTTGATGATGATAATTCTTATCAAGGTACACAAAGTTTAAAAATGTTAACTGATGTAAGAGCGTCAAATGAAACTTGTTTTATGTTAGATGATACTTTAGTTGGCGATGTTTTAAATGGAATACAACCTGAAGATGAAATATTAAAATATTCATTTTCAATGCGATATAAATTTGTTTTTAATACGTCTGATGATACTGGAATTTTAAATTCTTTTATTATTAGAATTAGGGCGCAAAGTAATCTAAACCCAACAAATCATTGGCGTGAATATGATATTGTAAATAGAAAATGGGTTGATCATCCAAACACTATCGACAATGTAATTTCACAAGAAGATTTTAATAAATGGAAAGAATTAAAATTTAATTTTACAAATACTGATTTTAATTATACTAGTTCACTTGGTAACGTTAATTTAAAAATACAAATACAAAGACCGGATTATCCACAAGGAAATACTGATTATGAAACAACTTATTTTGATAATGTATTATTAAGGTATGAAGATAATTTAAGTGAATCAGAAATTACATCAACATCATTTATTGACAACAATAAAACGTTCACAACAACTAAAAAAGTTGATAGATTATTTCAGGAACAAATTCAATTATTTAAACGCTCTCGCGATAGTTTTGGCGTATTTACTGGGACTAATTTATTTAAAACAAATTACGAAATACAAAATCAAAATATTGCCAATGACTTTAGAGAATTTGTTTCACGATATACGGGGACTTTTAGAGTCAATCAAGTAACGCCATTTTCAATGCATAATAAAATTTGGTTTAATTGGGCAACTGCTGAAAGTGATCCACAATCTACAATTGTTGACGCATTGACATACAATATAAAAGACGCTGAAATAAAAATTAAATCGCATCTTCCAAATGATGACGATGATGTAACAATTGACACAGTAACGAAATAAATAAACTTTGTTTTGTTTGTCGGCCCTCGTAATTTCTTTATGATTTGCGGGGGTTTTTTGTTAAAATATTTTTTTTATTTGAAAATTTATTTTTACTTTTGTTATTCATTAAAACAGAAAACTATGTTTGAAAACCACTTCAAGGCGGAAATGAAACGCCTTAATTTAAAGCGTTATGATGTTTGTTTTTTATTAAACTGTACAATGCCAACGCTTAAATCACGTTTACAAAATCCTGAATCTTTTACAATTGCAGAGGTCATGATATTACAAAACGCTGATTTTAATTTATCACAATTCGAATTAAAAATTAACGATTAAATTTAATTATATGAAAACAATAAACATTAAAGGTAAAGAGTATATAACAGTCAATGAACGTTTAAAATACTTTAGAAGCGAAGCCACATTTGATGGTTGGCAAATCACCGAACAATTAGTTCATATTGATGACAAAGAAGGCGTATTTAAAGTGATTATATCTGACGACAAAGGCGTTGAAATAGCATCAGCGCATTCACAAGAATACAGAGATAGTTCATATATAAATAAAACGTCTTTTGTTGAAAATGGTTTCACTTCTGCATTAGGGCGCGCCCTTGGCTATTTAGGTATTGGAATTGACACTTCTATTGCATCAGCTAACGAAGTTCAAAACGCCGTAAAGAATCAATCATCTGACAATAAAAAATGGCTTACTGAAGCGCAATTGAACGCTACTTTAAAAGCTACTAAATCACAAGCGGAAAAGGTATTATCCGGCTTTAAAATGAAAAAAGAATACCGCGAACAAATAAAACAAAAATTTAATATTTAAAAACAGAAAAATGAGTTACGAACACAAAAATGGAAATGGGAGTTTATTTAAAAATGTAAATAAATCTTCTGATAATCAACCTGATTATTCAGGAACAATTAAATTACAAGATGGCACAAGCCAACAAATTGCGGCTTGGGTTAAGGAAGGTGCAAAAGGTAAGTTCTTTTCACTTAAATTAAGTGATCCTTATGTAAAGAATGAAACGGCAAAAGTTGCTGAAACTAGCGACGATTTACCATTTTAATCGATCAAATGACAAACAAAACTAAAAGCGGTTTCAGATATGAAGCCGTTTTTTT